TGCGGCTTGTTGCTGCTGTGAGCCTAAGCCACCTAAAGTCTGACCTGCCTGCATTTGACGGTTGAGGTCAGCCTGGGCAGCCGTCATAGCGTTGCTGTAGCCGGTATTTAAAGCGCCGTACTGCTGACCCATTAGATTAGACTGCATGTCTCTTAGCATGTTGCCAGTAGCATTGAACTGACGCTGTGATCCAAACCCACCCATGCCACCCGCTGCGCCTTGCATCGCAGGCAGAAGGTTTTCGTTAATCTGCCGACCCTGTAAACGACCCATCTCGTTTACTACGTTCTGGGTGTACGGGTTCATGTAGTTGCCAACAATCTGATTGGCACCTGTAGTACCAGATTGAGCAGCCAAGTCAGCGCCTGCGCCCATAGTCCCGAGGCCAGCAAATGACGCCTGTGGTGCCATTGACATAGCCTGCTGCTGCAGAGGTGAGAAGCCTGCTACGCCACCACCCTGAACGCCTGCCTGGCCAAGGTTGGCTATGTCCTGCAAATAATTGGTATAGAACTCAGGGGCAGTTATCTGCGACTGAGCTGTGGTAATAGCTGACGGTAATAAGTCGCCTTGTAAAATATCAGCCATTTTTCTTGCTCCTAGATTGTGCTGCCTTCATATATGCCAAGGGTGACTTAGCTGGCGGGGGTATTTTGTTAATAGGTGCTGAGCGCTTATGCGCTCGAATTTCTTCTCTAAACTTGTCTAGCAGGTCTGAACCTGCCTTAGTTGAACCGTTACCCAACTGAGCTACAGTATCAGCATCAAATACGTACTCACCGTCTGCAAGCATTGCAGGTATATCGTCAGACTGACCATCACCTAAGCCTGTGACGCGAGAACCTTCACGGTAGTCATGACGCCCTTCTACAGTAGGAACGTGCAAGCCACCCTGTGTAGGCTGACCGCCTTGTGCCATCTGGTTAAGAATGTCTGCAGGGTTAACTACTTCGCCAAACGTGTAGTAACTAGGGGCTTCACCACCATCAGCCATCAAAGGCGTTGGCATACCGCCGTCCTTACCTCCCCAATAAGATGATGCTCCACCACCAGAGCTTGATGATGGCGGTGTGTAATAATTTGTTGGTGTGCTCGAAGTAACATCCTCTGAAACATAGCTACTTGTTGGTGTCTTGTTAAACCAATTAGTAACGTCAGAATAGCCGGGTATTTTCTTTACAGTGTCTAAAAAACCTGTAAGCCCAGACGACCCATAATTCATTAATGTATTTACTGCATTACTTCCAGTGCCACTAGCCCCTGAGTTTTTATATGATTGGCTCTCAGGCATTAAATAGCCAAGAGCTCCACCCAAAAGTACACCAGTTAATGGGTCAATACTGTTTGACCCCCGAGGTGTTAACGTAGCGTTTAAATTTTTATTAAGCCCAGTTCCAGCAGATGTAATGGACTGTGGCATAGCATTAATGTTCATCTGAGGGCGTGAAGTGAACTGAGACAGTGGTGCTTGTTGACCCATACCCATAGGAATACCTAAAGCCCTTGCCAGCTCTGGAGTGATGTTCGGCTGGGTATCTCTAGCGCCGTACTCAGCATAAGGAAGATAACGCCCAGTAGGAATCTGCGTTGTCCTAGCCGCAATATTCCCAACCTTAGACATATCCACGCCCTGGTTAACACCACCGGGCGCTTCCATACCACCTAAAATTTTGCTAAACAGAGCGCCAAGGGCAGCTCCTTTAGCCGTGTTAGTACCCATTATTCCGCTAAACGCACCAAGAACGTCGTCAAATGTAGGGTCTGCTACAGCTGGTTTTGGTGGGGTTACTGTTTCTACTGGGTCTGCCATAATTTTTCCTTATTTCCTCATAGAAACTAAGCCACCACGTCGAACTATTTTAGTAGACGAACGTGCAGCAATTTCTTCTGGTGACATCATCGTAAACGAAACTGGGTATAAATCACCAATTGCGCGTTTAGCCAATGGCGTAGTAACTGCTGTATAGCCTGCGGGGACTTGACTTAACCCGCCTGTTGACACTTTACCACTACCAAAGGCACCAGCCAATGCAGACAAAGCCCCCATAATATCTGTGCCAGTGCCAACACCTGTTCCAGTGCCTGTTCCAGTGCCAGATGTGCCAGTTCCGCTAGTTCCAGTTCCCCCAGTACCAGTCCCACCAGTGCCATTTCCACCTAAGCCAGCTGTAGTGTTTGTGCTGTCGCCAGGTAAGTTAGATGTACCACTACCGGGCGTTGTAGAGGTAGTTTGGCTAGGTTGATCTGACCCCGGCTGGACAGGCAAAGGAACTCCGGGTTGTGCAGGCTGTTGCGACCCCGGTTGAGGCGGTTGTTGTGCTCCCGGCTGCAATGGTTGTTGCGCCCCTGTTTGTTGTGATCCTGATGGTGCGCCTATGGGTTGATTAGCAGAACCAGAAGAGCCGCTTGTTGGCGCAGGTTGTGGTGCTTGCGTTAATGGCACTCCAGCTTTAGCTGCTTCAGCTACTTTTACAAAAAGTTCATAATTTAATTTTGCGGAATCTGCTTTAGCTTTGTTTTCTGGCGTTGGATTTTGAATAAAATTGTTTGCTGTATTTAAAACTTCAACTTGCGCTGCGTCAGCTTGCTTTTGAAGCTCTACCACTTGTTGTTGAAGGGTAGGGGTAGGCGCAGGCGTAGGTGCAGCCGTAGAAGAACCACCAGCAGTAGTAGTTGTTTCCGTAGGTTTTGTCTCAACAGGTTTTACAACAGGCTGTTTATTTGGGTCAACTATGTCAGAAAGTTTTACATCAACTTTTGGAGGTTCTTTGACAACTTTAAGCGTATTATCTTCAAAAACTGGTGCATCAGCTTTGTTTGCTTTTAAAACGTCTTTTACTTTTATTGTTTGATCTTGTAATTTCTCTGCAACGTCAAGAGGTATTACAGTAACTGTACTGTCTGCATTTACTAATTTTGGCGGCTGGCCTTCAAGAACAAACAAAGTAACTAACGGCCCATTTCCACCATTTGCATCTGCCACTCTAAAAACAGGTTTTCCACTAGAAGTTTCACCAAGAAACTCAAACCAAGAATTACTTTTAGCCGCATTGCCAACAGACCCTATTTCTGCACCAAATAAAGATGATGATCCACTTTTAGCGTTCGGATCGCTTATTTTTGCAAAATTAAATACTGCATTAAAATTAGGCGAAATTAAATTAAATATTGTATCTTTTATATAATCTTCATCATCATCATCGCGGTTAGCGACTGTTTCAGTGTGCGTAAGAGATTGTCCATTATCAGGGTTAGCAGTTACAACCACAGGAGGCAAACTTGTTATTTCTCCAGCATACGCTGGGCCAATTTGTTTACCAACACCTTCTGATAATGGCTTATCAAATGCCTCAGCAAGTTGATCGTAATAATCAGAATCTGGTTTTTTACCTAATGTTGGATCAGGCTTAGCTACATCGGATGGGTCTAATGTTGGCTCAGGATAGGTTGAACGCTCTTCAATGGTGGCCGTTCCTGGGCCATCTATTTTTGCAATAGCTTTGCCTACATCGTCGCCAGCTTTTACAGCACCAGTGATGATAGCTGGAGCAGCATTTTTAAGCGCTTCACCAACATCACCGCCGTTAATAAGGGTCTGAGTAGCAATGTTTGATACGTTACCTGCAGCGTTAACTGTTGCCGCTATGGTTTTAGGGTCAGCGCCTTTCATAGTGTCATAGACTAAATTCTGAGCTTGAGTGCCAACATACTGACCGGCTAAGCTAGTAGCTGCATTTTCTAAAGCGTTAGGGTCACCAAGCACAGCACCAGTAACGCCAAGAGTAACAGCGTTAGCTAACATGTTAGTCACTTGTTGTGGGGTTGTGTTGGTTGCACTAGCAATTGCGTCTATTTTGACTTGATCAATACCAACCCTGTTTAGAAGTTGCGTAGAGTTTCCTGCAAGTGCTGGGCTAACCGCGCCAACTAACGCTGCCTGTCCTATATCACCACCAGTAAGCCCTGCCTTAACCACATTTTGTATTACCCCAGAAATCATACTCACACCAGTAGCGCCAATGGTCTGAAGAAGCGTTACAGCTGGCAAACCCATTGTGAATGCCGTAGGAGCTACCGCAGCGCTAACTTGAATTCCACCTATGGCGCTGTTTAACATCCCACCCAATTGGGGGGCAAAAAACATTGTCGCCATTTGAATAAATGGCATAAGCTCTTGAAGCTGTCCTGTAGCGCCAGCGTGGTGTACTCGCTCTCCTTCGTAATAATTAACTATCGGTTCTTTATTCTCATTAAGAACAGGAGTAAGAACTCCATCAGCGCCTGCTTTGTATAAAACACCAGCGTGAGCTGTGGCTTTGTTAGCACCTACATTTTCAATAGCATTAGCTACGTAGTAAAGGTCTTTTGTCTTGTCGTAAATGTCTGCATATAGAGTTTTTGTATCTAATGCTTGAATAAATTCTTTTGTTTTTGGGTCTATTCTTGCTAAATAAGTTTCGCCAGTTTTTGGGTTTGTATATTCGGAAGAATTTTCTGCCGTTGGTTTTTCAACTTGGTTATAAGCATATCCAGCAGGGACGAATTTTATTGGCATGGTGAAGCTATCACCATCAACTCCTATTTGTTTTGCCGCTGCTAAATAATCATTGTCTGTTGCTGATTCGCCTTTTGAATTTATTATTCCTGTCTTATAGTTTCCTATTGAACCAGTGCTCATATCCATGTAGGTGCCTGTACTCAAACCAAGTATGGCTGGCCCTTGTAAAAGAAGAGCGCTATCTGACATCATGTTCCAGCCGTCCTGAGCAAACGCTGCCCTAGCTTTTCCGTTGCCTCTTACGTTATTTCCATATGTAGCAACTATCGAATCAAACTTATCTCTGTTAAGAAGAGGCAATCCTGTTACTGGGTCAATATTAGAAAATAAATTAGGGTCACCACCTTGTAGCGCTAACTGTCTTGCTTTTGCTGAGGCTGGTGTTTCTGGTGTAGATACTTGAGTACCTTTAAATTCAATACCATTAAAGTGCGGAGTTATTTTGCTTTTTACATCATCAGTAAAACCACCAGCGTCAATCAGTTTGTTAAATTCTCCAAACAATGACTTTGCAGCAGTAACGTCTGAAGCGCTTGAAATGTCAGCAAGGTTTTCTCTAAACTGTTTGGCGTACCCAACAACGTCACCAGCATACGAATTGTACGTTTCAAGTTCAGGCTCTATTGATTTTAAATTTTCGTTGTATTTATTCTCAGCAGTTTTGTATAGATTGTCTTTTTCAGAAACTACTTTGTCTTGAGCTTCTACATTTTTGTATGCTGCAGTTGAAAGAGATGCTTCTAAATTACCAAGCTTTGTACCATTTGCATCAATTACTTTTTGAGCTTCGGCTAATTTAGGGTAAGCAGCTTCTACAGCTCTGTTCTCAGCACCATCCATCGTTGTTTTAGCATCGTCTGCAGCTTTTTGAGCTGTCTGCTTTGCTAAATCTTTAGCTGTTTCTGTCTCAGATTGAGTTGAGTCACGTAACTCTTTTGTAGTGTCTACGGCATTTTTTGCAGTGTCGTACAATTGATTGCGTGTGTTTTCTTCTTTTTCTCTATACTCGTTGTAACTTCTTTCAGCAGTTTCACGAGCGGTATTGGCTTTTTGTTCGGATTCTTGCCGCACTCTATTAAGTTCGTTTTCTGTAGTGTCACGAGTTTTTTCTTGATTTTGTATTTTAGTATTTATTTCTTGGTCAGCCTCTTCACGTTTCTTGTTAGCATTGGACTGTGCGGTTTCATACGCACGTTCAACTTCACCTTTTTTGTTGGATAACGAATCACGGTCTGAATCATTAGCGTCATTAAGACGATTCTCTGCATCGTTTAGTTGATTGCGCTTGTTTTCAATTTCACGCAAAGCATCTTGATAGCCACCGTGATCTCTTAAATACTGCCCGTTGTTTTTTAGGTTGTTTAATTCTTCAAGTTTTTTAGTTGCGTCATTAAACGTATTGTTTTTGTTGTTATAGTCAGAGTTATCCTTAAGATAGTTTTCGTTGTTTGCTAAGTCTTTAGCCCTATTGTAAGTTTCTTCACTACTCTTTAGATTTTTAACTAAATCTTGATAGCCTGAGTTTTGTTTCAGGTAGTCATTGTTATCAAACCAATCTTTTGCTGTATTGTGCTTTTGATTAGCCTGACCTGCTTTTTCTAAAGCGGCCTTATAAGCGTTACTCTCCTCAAACCATCTGTTTGAATTTAAAATGGAATAAACATCGTCGTATTTACTTTTAGCGTTTTTATAATCATTGCTGTCGTTTTTAACAGCGTCAGACTTTAAATAGTTAGTAAGCTTTTGATAGTTTTCTAACGCTTTGTCATACGTTTCTTTTGCTGAGTTGTATGAGTCTACGTTGAGGTAGGATTTTTTTTCGTGGTCTTGATGAAGACTTTCTAATTTTTTAGATTCGTCTGCTAGTATGGATTTGAGATTACCAACGCCATCTTCAAGCGATTTAAGGCTACCCTTGGCATCGTTATATTTAGCCAAAGCAGACTTTGCCTTAACAACGTCCTTTTTAATATCATCAAGTTATGGTAAACCAGCAACTGCCACGATTAATCCCTCGGCTGAACAGCACCAACAACAGCATAAGCCCAGTCCATCCAATTGTTATATGGCATGGTTCCCGGTATAGCTTCGTTGGTGAACACATCAATAGCTTTAAGCCCGTCGCCCCACTTATGCCAATCAGTCTGAGCGTTAGGTATCTCTAACTGTTGAGCAGCGTACAGCTCACACATTAAAGAAGCCCAGCTCTCAAACGTATGTCCAGTTGGGTCATATATAAGCGACACATTAGCCATTTTAGTATGGCCTTACGTCGCCCATATCGGCGTTTAAAATCAAACGACCAAGCTGGTAATCACCACCTGCAACATTAGACCTAAACGTAAGACGTAATTCTCTGCGCTGTTCACGCAAGTCAATCTTGCCAGTGGTCGGAGAAAATACATACGGGCCAGTAGTTACATCTTCCCCTTGAGCAAAAGGTCGGCCAACAACATACATCTCCATGTCCCCAGACTGGATAAAGTCAGGCTCAGCACGTTCTAAATGCGTCCAGCGGTTATCTCCAACTTGGTTAGGTTGCGATGGGCCACCACCAACCCAGCCAAGGTCATTAGTCTGGAAGTAGCTCTCTATCGCATTCACACTCGCATTTTGAATTGAATCAGTACCAATTTCATGCTGCCACAAAGACACAAAGTTCATTAACGTATTCACAAGCAAAACAAACCCACTACCGCTTGGAGGTAATGTCGCAGATAAAGTATTGTTTACTGCGTAGTCAATTCCGTGCGCCGTAATGGTTACGGAAGTAACTACACCACCAGAAACCACTATTGTGGCAAAGGCACCAGTACCTGAGCCGCCTGTTAACGCAATATTGTTGTAAGTCCCGTTTGTGTAACCAGAGCCAGCATTATTAATTGTAAAAGCGTTAACACCACCCTCTGCCTGCAATTCATACCCAACGTTTAATGGGTAGTGGAAAACTTGAGAGAAATATCCAGACGACCTGTAAGCCCCTAAAGCCTGCCCAGCGTCATACCAAGTATTTTCACGAATGTTATAGATAATCGCGTCATTGCACTCTGTAGAATCACCACGAGGGTAGAACCACCAAATTTCGCCAAAACGCGGAACCTTGTTTACAAACACTTTTTGACGCTGAGAATAGTTTAGGTTGTCATAAAAAAAGTTCTGATTCATGTTGTTAGGAATCTCTTTGACCACACCGTTGTACATTAGGAAGCGGTCAACGCCACACCAGTAATAAATACCGTCGTATTCAATAACTGACTGACTAGACAATATTGAAGACTGACTAGAAATAATATCGTACCGCCAGAATAAAGTAACAGTAACGCCACCACTAGATATGTTTGTCGGCGCGTAGGACACACGAATTAACGAATCCAATGTCCAAAACATACCAGAGGGTGAGTTAGAGCCGCCACGCACCGGCAACGCTTGTACGACCTTTGAGCTAGATACGTTAGTCTCGTTAGCTGTGGCACCGTTCCAATCTGTAGGATCACCCGCAGCACAGTTTTTAATTAGACCGTTATTCCCGAAAACAAACACATACGGGTGAAGAACTACTACACCGCCGGATACAGAAATATTATTGTCAAAAGTTATAGTTACAGTTCCGCTGGCTGTTGCCGCAGCGCTTAGAACTACAGTTTGTACTGTAGAAGTTATAACCGCCAGGGTAGCAATTGTCCCCAAAAAACCTGTGCCGCCTGCTAAGCCTGGTAGAGTAAAACTGTCTTCAGCAACGTAATTAGAGCCAATAGATGTAACCGTCACAGAACTAATAGAACCAGCAGCCACTATTACTGTAGCCAAGCCACCAGACCCACTACCGCTAACAATTGGGACAGCGGTAAATGTTCCGTTTGTATACGCCGAGCCTACATTGTTAATTAGGACAGTTCCTATAGAGCCGAATGAACTAGAAAAATAATTAGTTACGGTTGTGCTTGCCGGAATACCTGTGCCAGTAACAGTTTGCCCAATAGCAACTTTTGTATTAACAGCAGAAAGAGTAATTTGAGTGCTTGCATTTACCGTCGTTGCAGTGGCAGTAAAAATACCAATCTTCTGCATTGTGGTGCCAGTAATATTACCAATCAAAACAGGAGTATCTATAGTATTAGCAATGTCTGACAGGTTTTGACCTGGGTGGGTTACTAATTGCTCAGTGCCAGCGCCCGTTGTATCAAAAAAAGAATCAAACTGCCAAAGGTTGTTAACGTTTACTGTAAAGTTTGACAAGGTAAAATCAGCCACGCCAGAGCCAGTTCCATTGTTTGTAATTGGAAGGACTTGTAAGCCTGCAGAATAGCCGTTGTAGACGTAGTTGAAGTTAGGCTGAGGGTTTAGGTATAAACCACGCGATGGGCCTGCCAGACGGTCTGTAATTTGACGGTAGCCACCAATTTTACGTGGGCGACCACGCTGGAACCGTACCCAGCGGCCATCCACATAAAAGCTCATATCAAAAATTGTACCGTCGCGCTGAATGCCGGCTTGCGTGTCGAGGGCAAATACCTTTTTGGTCATGTAAACACGCCCCCAGCAATACCCGTAGTAAACGTGCCAGTCGTGCCGTTTACGGTGCCAGTTATTGTTAACCCCGTAGCAGTCAGGTTAAGCCTTTGTGTGCCTAATATGGATATATCGAACTGACCAGTGCCTGGGCGATAAATACCAGTGTTTGTTTCTGCGGCAAAGTTCATACCAGGAAGGGTTGCAGAGCCACTAACAATACTAAGGTTAGTAGCGCCAACCTGAACTGTATTTGCATTTAAAAAATTGGTGCCGTCGCAAATTAACGTAACCTGAGCGCCAACTGGAACAACGGCATTAAAACCGCCGCTAACGCCCGTTGAAACTGTCAACGTAAAACCGTTGTCTACTGTTTGATTACTAATAACGTAGAAGTTAACAGCAGGCGGGTAGTAAGCAATGACGTTGCCAGTCAAGGTTCCTACGTATTCTTGAATCGTATTTGCAGCTTCACTAGGAGTAATGTTGTAGCTGCCAGTAGTGACTGCTTTAACTAACGAGCTAAAAGCAAAGTTTGAGTTTTGACCATAGCCAACAGTTAACCACTCTGTGCCCGTACAAACAATAAAAGCCGACTCGTCAGGAGCAAATATTTTTGTCAGCGCTAAGTCAATAGTCTGTGCGCCATACCCGTCAAGAGTCAAAGAACCTGTGCCATTATTTTTAAGCAAGAAAAAGTAATTGTCGCCAACATCAGCTACAGCTGGCAAGGTAACTGTTCCCGTACCGCTTACCCAAACTTTAGTCTGAGCTCTGTCAGCAGCAACAAATGCATAGCCAGTAGAAAAAGTAGTTGCGGGGTGACTTTGATTTAGCGTTGTTGAAACAGCCAGTAAACCAAACCCAGCAAGAGTAGCAGAGTCAGCAGAACTGGTGCCAGCGCCAAAGTCAATAACACCCCAAGTGCCAGCTGCGGTACTGTTTGTGGTGATGTAAACGTACTGCGCTTTATTGGCTGCAACTGTGACAATTGTGCCTCCAGCGTTGTCTTTGACGGTAAAAGCTGTTCCCGTCATGTTTCGTATAAGGGAATCCTCACCAACGGAAACCTGGTTAGCCGGCGGCATAGTTAACGACAACCCACCCGCGGAAGGCGTTACTTGCATAATACGTGCAACGTAATCACCTGATGCGTTACCGTTAATTGGCCAAGACAGGGTTGTGTTTGTCGTCAGGCTAATTGCCCGAAAACTAACTTCTGTAGGCTGTACAACGTCGCCAGTAAAGGGGGAAACGTAAGAAGTCATAATTAGCTATCCATCGCAACTGCCTGACGATCACCCATACGCTGGATGTCTTCAGTTTTAAGGGTCTGAATAATTTGCTGATACTGCGCTTGCCACATAGGTATGCGCTCATCGTTCTTTAAGAACGGCATAGCCTGCAGCAAAGCGCCGTACAGCAGCGCTTGAGGTGCGTACTCAGTAAACCAATTAGTTTGATTTGTGCCGTCTAGGGGCTGTAAGCGCTGGTAATACAGGATTTCAAAAGTATAAGTAGCCGCAGGCGTAGGGGCTACTAGCCAATGCGTATAGTCATAGTCTGCGTAGTAAGCAGGGGTGCCAGTAGCTGTTGCGTCAGGCCAATACTCACGTAGATATTCGTATTTGCGTAAAAAGACAGGCTGTCTTTCACCAGAAACCACTACATTCATTGATACGGTTTTGTGCCAACGGGCTGGCTTAGGAATTACAGCGTCTCCAATAACCATAGTGCTGTTGTTTACAGTCAAGTTTCCAAGAAATTTAATCTCGCTGGCAATGACCTGCTCAGCTAACATAATAAAGGTAGGAATTTTGGCAAGTGTCTGGGCGTCAGAACGCTCCAAGTAGCTGGCTATATCATCTGCAAAAGACGTGTATGTCATTGAAGCTGCCATTACCGATTACCTTTCATAGAGCCATGCATTATTTTATGCTCAAGTTACATTCTTGTAAACTTTATCATATGACCTTGGCACCGGCTTTTAGTTTTGCAAGTGTTAAACCGCCTGTGTATTGGAAATGGGGCATTTCTTTAAAACTTTTCCAATCTCCAGCCCACTCTAGCCCAGCTTCTTTTCCAAGCTTACCAATCGTTTGCCATACTTGGTAAGTGGTATCCCAAACTGGCTTGCCATTAACCAGCGGCACAACATCAACAGCGCAGCAATAATTATGAAAAGATTGCCCAGCTTTTGCGTTAGTGACAATTCGTCCAGAAGCCGATCTACCCTGCGCGTATAAGGCGTTCTGGCTTTCATTATCCCTATAGGTACTGGTTACTAGTAAATAAATGCCGGCGTCGTCTGCGGCCTTAATAAATGCTTCTACGCGCACTTTAACCGCAGGCAGCAAATCATCTAAGCTGCGAC